CGCGGTTCATCATCCGAAGACATAAGTCGTTCGTCCGCATTTTGAAGCGCATCTGTTCTTCTTGGCCTGTGGCTTTGATGTATGCCATCTGGCGCTCCGCGATCTCCCACGTTCGCATCACGTCGATGCAGTTATAATCTAAGAGGGTTTGGATGTTGCCGATGCTGCTCCAATCCTTTATATCGTCTTTCCAATACCAGTGGTAGTGGCAGTAGAGGGAGCTGAGGTAGCCGAGGTCTTTAGGTGTACCTGGGAAAAGGACATTTTGAGCCAGCATAGTGTCATGGTAAAGTTTCGGAGTCGCCCCGAGCCAATGCTGAATGTATTGGGTGTCGTAAATGAAGTTCTGGCCGGATAGTCGAATCTGAGGATGTAGAAGGAGCCGTCTAATGAGCCGAATGAGAATAGCTTCTTCGTCTGTGGTCCAATGAGAATGAAACGAGCCATCGGAGTTTTGTCCTTTGATGAAGGGGATACAGAGGGCGAAGGTCGGGCTGTCGGCGAAACCTATACACGATATGAATTGGCGACGGAGGGTCTCGATGTCGCAGGCTATGTGCAGCGTCGTCGGGGTTGAGAGCCAGCGGTTGAGGGTGTCCGTGGCTTCGGCGAAGGTGGGAGGGGATAGCGTTGTAGGTGGGGTTCTGGGCCGCCAATCGTCGCGAAGGGCCTTTGGTACGCGATCACGGAGGTCGTGGAGCGTCGGTGCTCTAAGAGGCCAGTCGCGCAATATAGCGGCGGGGTGGGCAATGGGAAGGAGTGGATAGCTTGGACATGAGCCAAAGGCTTTGTGGGGCTCGCAATATATCATGGAGCCCCGCCAATTCAAAATTCCCGTCGGTGTGTAGGTTTGGAGAGAGTCGGGGATTCGCTTCCCGTTTGAGTCCCTAATAACCTGAACTCCAGTTCGCTGTGAGAGCCCCCACAGACTCCAATTCCCTGTTGCAATAACCAAAGAACGAGGTCGGTAGGAAAGTTGACGGTAGAGGCGTTGCATTTCTGCATTAACCAGGTCGCTGCATATAAGTCCTCCAGCTCGCGGAGCGTGGGGATGCGAGTTCTTGGGGAGGAAGAAGCGGAATGTTTCATTTGCATGAGGCTGCTCTGCGACGATATTGGTGCATAGGACGTCGTGCCGGGGGATACCGGATTCGTTGAGGAGGCGGTTGAGTTCCTGGCCCGAGGAGCCAATGAAGGGCTTTCGGGCCGCCTTCTCCTCTTTCCCCCACGATTCGCCGACGACGACGATCTTGGCGTCAGGGGGGCCGCTGGTTCCATACCATAGGTCTTTAGTGGGCTCTGCCATTGACAGCCTCGCTGATTCTTCCGGTGTTGCCAATGCCGATGCGCCGCGCGATCTTGGCGAGGGAGTAGCCTTTGCGACGAAGGGTGCGGGCCTGACGCCGCTCTAAGGGGTTGAGACGTTTGTATTCGCGGGAGTGGCGAAAGTCGGGCTTGCGCCGCGTCATCTCGCGGAGGGCTTTGAGGAGGAGACGGCGAGCTTTGGGGCGAAGTTTGTAGGTTGACAGGATTTCGGTTAGAAGGGTGCGGGCGAGGGGGATGTTGCTCATGGGGTTGATCCTCCGAAGACGTTGGCGAGCGCTGTGTTGTAGTAATCGGGGTCCTTCTCAATGCCGAGCCCCCGGCGCTTCAGATCGCGACAAGCGACTAGAGCACTACCAGAGCCACAACAAGGATCAAGCACGACATCGCCAGGCAGACTAGCACAGCTAATAAGTTTAGCCATGAGTGAGACGGGTTTCTGGGCAGCGTGAAGCCTTTGCTCACGGGGGACTCTCCTATCGTCGAAGACGTCGGTTGGGGAGGCGTTGAGGCCGCGCTGAGATTTGGTCGCGTAGAAGATGAATTCGGTTGTGATGCGGGGGCCCTGCATACCCCACGGAGCGAGGCCCTCGGATTCGGATTTCATCCAGATAAGAGGCCTTCGGAAGACGGTCCACCCCATATTCGAGGCCGTGGCTTTGAGCCAAGGGAAGAGGTCGATGTCGCAGAAAATGAACATATTGGCGCGGGGCTTCGTTAGGCGGAAGCCCTCGGTGATTATGAATTGAGTGAGGTCTTTGGCGTCTTCGGGTTTGTCACTATAATTGTGGTGGTGGATTGAGCGGGCGCGGAAGCCTGAGCCGCTGGCCGAAATGCCGTAAGGAGGGTCGGCGATGATGAGGTCGAAGCGGTTTGGTTCGAGTTTGGGGAGGAGGTCGAACATATCGGCGTGGCGGATTTCGATCTCGGCCGAAGTTGAGGGCGTGACGGCGATTTGGCGTTTAATCAGCGCCGCGAGGACCTTTTCCTCTTCCTGCTTATAGATGAGCTGCAAAGCTTCAGCCGGGTTGCGGGCGTTGGCAATTTTCTCATTCCCAAGATGCTGGGTTATGACGATGGCTTGGGTGATGTGCTTATGCGCTGTGCGGGCCCCGCCGTCGGCGTCAGCCGCTAGGCCGACCTTTGTGCCGAGTTCTTTGGCTGTGTCGTGGATGGTTTGGTTGGGGTTGAGGGCGAGGCGCATGGAATGGAGGGCGGCATAGGCGCGCATCCGATCAGGCCAGTCGAGATCCTGGCGCTTGACATTCTCATCCAGCTCGGCTTCGAATCTCCCAGCGGAGTCGAGATAGTCGCCGAGGGGGGTGATTGGGATGTCGCCAAGGGCGATTAGGGTGTCGCCACAGCGGAATTGTTTCTTCTCATTTGTGATTTCGGTGAGGGCGCGCAGGCGGCGCTCCCCGGCGACCAAGACCCACCGCTTCGCTTCGGTGTCGAACCAGCAGACGGGTGGGTTGAGGAGGCCGACGGTTAGGATGGAAGATTTGAGTTCGTTGAGGGGGCCTGTTGGGATTGTCGTCCGTTGACGGGAGCGGACGTCGAGCATGGAGAGTGGGATTAGTTGCATCTTGGGCCTTCGACTTCGGTATGAGGTATAGGGGGAGCGGGTGCTAGAGTGACCGCTCCCCCCTTCCCACTCAACTCTCCCACAACTGCGACGTTAGAGGGAGGGAGGGGAAGTGGTTAGCGAACGCGGGCGATGCGGTCAATCTCGGCCCGCTTGCCCTTCGTCCCATCACGACGGTCGTATTCGATGTGGGTTACGCGGACCATGAGAGGGCCTGCGCCCCGCAGCTTTGCGATGCTCCACGTATCATCGTCGTTTTGCCCGAGGGCGTCACGAAGGCGACCGAGTTCAATGTTCTTGTTCTTCCCCGAGGCGAGCTGGCCGTTGTCGTCGAGGTCGAGAATGACCTGCTTCGACACAACGACCTTGTCGCGCTCGAGTTCCTGCTTCACCTTATCGTCGTTGATGATGAAGGGGATGGTGAGCTTGGTCATCGTGCCGGGCTGTCCGGCTTTGGGGCCCTTTTTGTATTCGAAGTCGACTTGCTGAAGGGCGTCGCGGTCGAAATCGTCGATCGCGGCCAGGTATTCACCCGGGGGCACCATGACGAATTCGGTGGTGAAGGGCTCGTCGACGGTCTGCTGCAAAAAGCTGTCGGCGTCAAAGACTGAGGAGTTCATGGGTGTGGTTCCTTGAGGTTTGAGGTATGAGACTTAGGTTGCCGCTTTTAGCTGAGTGGTTCCAGTTGCGGCAGGTGCTGGAATTCCGGCAAGTTTCAACCGACGCTCATAGGCGCGGGCGATTGGGACGAAGGAGGGGGTTAAATCTGTGCCCACGGGTAGGGCCCGATTCTTGAGGTCCGCCATCGAGTCGACGGTGGACCAGGTAAAGACGGGAGTTGTGCCCTTGAGTGTGCGCTTCGCCAGCACAACTTCGCTGAAGAAGCGAGGAATCTTTGGAGGGAGCTTGCGACCCAAAGTCGAGACCATGATGCGGCTGGAGCCGGTTAGCTCGCTCACTTCACGCTCGATATGGGCGGTGAGGGTAAAGTAGCACTTGCAGTCGTTGGAGAACTTGAGAACTACCTGCTCGATGTAGTTCATCGCGGAGCCCCAATCACCTTGGTGTGAGCCAGCTTTGTAGCCCACAGTAAGCATCCAGGCGATGAGCGAGACGCCGCTTAACGAGTCGATTGCGACGACGCATGAGTCGTCGAATTTATCGACAGGTCCGTAGCTCTTACCAGTGCGCTCGCAGACGAAGTCATGCCCGGTCTGGATGAGATTCCAGGCGGGCTTGCGGGTCTGCTCTTTGCCGATGCCGGTTTTGATTTGGGCGATCTGCTCGAAGGTCATCGTGCCGATTGATTTAGTCATTTCTTCGAGAGCGTCCCATCCTGGAACGGCGGGGCGCGCGGAGGCCCAATGCAGCTTGTCAACGGGCAACTTTCGCCTCTCGCAACTGTCGAGGAGGGAGGCCACGCCGTCGGGCTCGGTGACGATGACGAAAAGCTCCTTGCCTGCTTCGATCCAGGTTGTGAGGCTGTCGGTCTTGCCGCTGCCGGGTTCGCCCATCACGAGGGCGCGTGGGGTTTGGAAGGGAAGTTTGAGTTGGGTCATTCTATATCTCCAGATCGTCGATGGTGGGAGTGTGGGAGCGTTGGTGTGAAGGTGGGGGTGGGGATTGAGAGAGGTGGAGGATTTTGTAGCAGTTGAAGAGCTGGCTGTCGATAGAATGTAGATCTAGTCGGGCTTGGGCGATGATCTGATTTGAGGTAAGGTTGTCGGGCGAGGGGAGGGGAATTTTGAAATTGTGGAGTTGGGCGAGAATATCGCCCAACTTGTTGGTTAGGAGTTGGAGTTGCTCCGCAGTCATTAGGGTTTGGTTCCGAGATAGAAGCTGGATTGGAGGGTATCAAATTCTTCGAGCCGCTTCCTAACGATGCGGAGGCGGGATTCAGTTAGCTTGACGAGGTCTTCGATCTCCTTAATCAGTTCGTGGATGCCGCGCCGCTCGGGTGGAGCGAAGCTGGTGTCGTGGGGCGCGGCGGAGCTATTCGTAGAAGGGGGGCTCATTTTCGGTGATATTGCTTCCTCCAATTCGGAGAGGATTTGGTCGGGGAAGGGGGATAGGCGAGGCTCTCGTGGTTCGCTTTTGGAGTTCATGCTTTGGCCTTTTGTTTGGCGATTTTGCGCTTCGGGGTGGGGTTGTGACCGACGACGCTGTTGGCGGCGCGGATGGCGAGGGCTTCGTCCCCGGTTCGGCGAAGCTCACTGTTAGCAACATGAGCCCACTGACGCTGGAGAGAAGGAGTGGAAGCTTTCTTGGTGTGACGATAAGCATCGCGTTGGCTCCATGGCATTTTAGTCTCCTTATCTCGGACTTCCGTCCTGGTGGCGGGTGATGGCGACGTTTGCCCACATAGCTACCTCTCGCAGCTTGCGGAGGAGGTAGGTTTTGTCTGGGCCTTCGGGTATGAGGATGTCGAGGGCGGCGGCGTATTCGGTCGCGGCCTTTCGAGCCGCCGTCATGTCGTGCATCTGGGCGTCGGTTGGCTTTAGATAGCCGAAGGTTGAGTCGTGGAGGGTCATGGTGGGGCTTCCTTCTTCGGTTAGTCTCTCGCGCTTTAGTCGCTCGACTTCTTTGCGGAGATGTTCGACCTCTTTCGTCAGTTCCCCCGCTCGATTGAAGTAGTGCATAAAGTCGTCGGGTGCGGACATTAGAATGTCCTTCCGGCTTCGAGGTTTGTGTTGGGGGCGGCGGGATTTTTTTCGACGGGATTCCAGAAGTGGATGTCGAAGTCGTCGAGCCAGGTCTCGGGAGTGGCGGAGGCACAGGCGGCCATGAAGCTGCATTGGCCATAGCTGGTGCAGGCTTCACCTAGGTTATAGTCCCAATAACCTGCGTCATTGGCCTGCGCTATGCGCCACATGTCTTGGCGGAGCTGCTCGTGCCACTTCGCTATAAGGTGGTTGTTGTAGACCTTGATGGCTTCGGCATGGACGATTTGCTCTTTTTGTATCGCAATGCCGCGAACGATAATTGTGTCGAGGTCGATACCGTTTTGCTGGCAGGCCCAAACATAGCCGATGAATTGCGACCTAAGATCCCACTGATAAGCCCACTTCTGCCCGATGGAGGCGCCGGTAGTTTTCTCGTCACACACACAGGGGCGATGTTGGTATTCGCCGATCATGTCGAAGCGGCCGCAGTAGATGAAGGGTGAGCCGTTTGGGTGGAGGGGGAAAGAGGTGGCGTCGCGGGTTTGCGACGTTGGTTCGAGGGGGATGGTGAAGGTGTATTCGAGAGTGGGTTTGCCGGAGGCGGTTTTGTATGGGCGGACGTGGTCGGTGAGGGGGCTGTAGTGAGCAAAATAGCTTTCGACTGCCTCCCAAACTCGGTCCTTGTTCT